GTTCCAGTAGCAGGGGTATATGTGTTTCACGCAAACATATTAAGCACGAGTGATACCGCTGTGAAAGAGTACCAAATACTAAATGGCACTGATGTATTGAGTGTAGGCTATTATCATAACGGTGGTAGCGATACTGCTGGTCATAATGCAATGAGCGCACACGTTGTTACAAGCCTATCAGCAAATGATGAAATTCGTGTAAAAGTTACTAATGGAAGTCTTTACGGAGATTCTGGAAATTACAATCAATTTATGGGTTATCTGTTAGGATAGGAGCAAGCAATGGCATTATCAAAAATACTACCAGCCTCGCAAGCTCAATACGTGGGTGCTAGGAATCTTGTGATCAACGGTGCAATGACTATAAATCAACGCGGAACACAGACTGGTATTCGTACTGGCTACGGAGTTGACCGTTTTGGTCTTGGGGGTAGTGGCTCACAGCTATTAACATATAGTCAGTCAACAACAGTGCCATCTGGACAGGGGTTTTCTAATTCTCTCAAGCTCGATGTAACAACTGCTGACACTTCTGTAGCCGCTGCAGATTATCAAATTTTGTCACATAGGTTTGAGGGTCAAGACCTACAACATCTAAAGTATGGTACATCAGGCGCAAAATCTTTAACTCTTCAATTCTGGGTTAGGTCTCCTAAAACAGGAATACATATTGTAGAAATACAGCACGCAGATGCTGGTTATATCAACCCACAACCATACACAATAGCATCAGCGAATACTTGGCAGAAAGTTGAAGTAACTTTTGACGGCTATCAAACGACAGCTATAACAGACGACAACACCCTTGGATTTCTTATTAATTGGTGGCTAATGGCTGGCTCTAATTATAGCAGTGGCACACTAACTGCAAACACTTGGCACAACACAACAGTCAATCGTGCGGCTGGTCAAGTTAATGTAATGGATAGCACTAGCAATGAGTTCTACCTCACAGGCGTACAGCTTGAAGTAGGCGAGGCAACACCATTCGAGCATCGTTCTATTGGGGATAATTTGCTCAGGTGTCAAAGGTACTATGAAAACAATCTAAACCAGAACGCAGTATTTTTTAGTGGTTATGTTGCTGGCTCAAGTATTTACCTCTACACACCCTACTATTTTCTTGTTGAAAAACGTGCTGTACCAACAATTACGTTAAGCGGCACTTCTACTGATAGTGGTTTTACAAGCGCAAATGGAGGTGTAAACAATTCATACACCAAAAGCGCACTTTTATTTAATGTGTCAACTGGTTCCGCTAATGGTGGTTACTACAGACGCGAAATAGAAATTGATGCGGAGTTGTAATTATGAATGAAATGACAATTACATCAGCGCAGTATGTAAATGACACTGTTAACGGAATAAACAACGCATCAATAGTTGCCACGATTGACGGCACTAAGATGTCCGTTCCCCTTGACCCAGCCAACCGCCACTACGCAGCAATCCTTGAGTGGTTAGCTGAAGGTAACACAATCGAGGAGGCTGAATAATGCCCTATATTGGAACTCAGCCCCTGACAGGCCAGTTTAAAAAATTAGACGCAATCACTGTAGTCAACGGTCAAGCTGCATACACGCTGAACCATAACAGCGCAGCTTACAAGCCAGCGACTGCCAACGCTTTGCTGGTCAGCGTTAACGGTGTGATACAAGCTGCTGGCGATGCGTTTACGATTAGCGGGTCAACAATCACCTTTACAGAGAACTTGGTCACTGGTGACGTTATAGATTTTATTATTGCTCTTGGTGATACTGGCTCTGCGGTAACGCCTGTCGATGGCAGTGTTACGACTGCAAAGATTGCTGATGATGCTGTGACATCTGATAAGTTAGCAAGCGGGGTCGCTCAGGCCCCGATTTCTGTGGCAGTTATAGCTGATGTAAAAGATAACAGTACAGGTGGGGGTACATCGGTATCATGGGGCAGTGGTGGAAACAACAGAGATTTAAATACTAAACTATTCGACCCAGACAATATTGTCACAATATCATCTAACCAATTTATATTAGGTGCAGGAACGTATATTATAGAATTTTCTGCACCCTCCTATTTTGGAGATAGGCACATTGCTCAACTCTACGATGTAACAAATAGTGCATCAGTTCAATATGGCTCTATGGAATATTCACACGGCACTAATGGTGGGTATGGCTCTAGTTTTGGTTATGCCAGGGTCGTTATAACTTCAAACACTACCTACAAAATTGTTCATTATATAGAATCAGGAAAAAGCAGCAACGGGCTGGGAGTGAACTCATCACTTGCTGGTACAGAAAGTGTTTATACTCAAGTCAAGATTACAAAGATGGGATAGGAGACTAACATGGCACTCACACGGTTAAACACTGCTGCTTTACCAGTTGGTTCGCTTGTCCAACAAAAACAAATAAATCTCACTACAACAGACGAAGTTAATCAGTCTACAAGCACATACACTGACTTGACTGGTGGTTCTATGAGCTACACTCCCGAGGCTTCTGGAAATATTTTAGTAATAGATAGCTGTGTTCATTTTTATGTAAACAATGCCACTAGCAGTGGTTGGAGTGGTGTTACGCACAGGTGCGTTGTTGATGGGACTGCTAAGGCTAGACAAGGGGGCAGTCCCAATGACCTTTATGGTCTTGGATTGAGAGATGATGATGGCTCAAGGTCAAGTGCTATGTTTTATGATGTGCAAAATTGCACTCATACGACAACTGGGACAAGCGCAATAACAATTAAACTTCAAACTTTTACTATTGAACGACAAGATTACATAGCGGCAAATCAATATGCAAACGGCTTTTTGCGAGTAATGGAGTTTGTCGGATGAACCAGATTTTTTTTGCAGATAAATTACAAAGGCCAATTCTATGAAATGGATATTGAAACTGTGGAGAGCGATTATGCCGCACATCTATGACTTAAACCCAAAGCTGAAACCCAAGCCAACAAAGGACAAGGCCCCTGCCCCCAAGAAGCGTGGTCGTCCTAAAAAGAAAACCTAATGCTCGCTGAACTTGCCGCAGCTAACGCAGCTTTCGCCATCATCCGCAAGACCATCACCAACACTGGTGAGATTGCAAAGGCTGGCAAGGCCATCTCTGATTTTGTGATAGCCAAAGAGGAACTCCAGCGCAAAGGGCAGAAGAAAAAGAAGTCAGGCGTCAGGACAAGTGACTTGGAGGAGTTCATGGCACTAGAGGCGATTAGACAAAAAGAAGAAGAACTCAAGCAGTTCATGATTTACGCAGGGCGTCCTGGCTTATGGCATGACTGGCAGAAGCATCAGGCAGAAGCAAGGAAAGAGCGGCGTGTCCAAGAAGAACTCGCAAAAAGAAGAAGGGCGGAAATCCTTGACGCTCTGGGGCTGGGTGCTGTGGCTTTGCTTATATCTACTATGGTGGCTGGCCTTATAGCCTGGGTGGTGTGGCTCAAAGGAGGGTTCAAATGAGTGACTGGTTTCAAAGATATATGCGGTTCAACCTTACTGGCAGACTGGTCATGATAGCCTGTGTTGTTATGAGTTGGCGGTCAGCAGAATGGTTCATGAATTTGGAAGAGCCTACCACCCAGCAGAGCGCATACATCTCAGTAATCATGGGAATTATGTCAGGAATCTACGGGATTTATATTTCAAAATCTGAAGCAAAGGAGAAAAGCTAATGCCTATGGGAAAGGGAACTTACGGTTCAAAGGTGGGCAGACCACCAAAGAACAAGAAACTTGCAGCCATGTCTGGTGACAAAAACAAAATCACTCGTGGCGATATAATCATGGCGGCAAAGAAGAAGGCCATGAAAAAAGGCAAAGCATGATTAATGCTCTTATTGGCCCTCTGGCATCCCTGGCAGGGTCCTTCCTGGAGGGCCAGGTATCAAAGCAAAAAGCCAAGGCCACTTTGGCACAGACTGAGGCTGAGGCTAAGGCTGAGATAATGAAGACAGCAGCCACCCATGATAGCAAGTGGGAACTAATCATGGCTGAGTCTACAAAATCCTCAATCAAGGATGAGATAGTCACGATTGTTGTCTTGATTCCTGTGGTCCTGGTGTTCATCCCTGGCATGGAAGAGGTCGTGAAGAACGGCTTTGACCGCTTAAATGAATTGCCTGACTGGTATCAATACCTGGTTTTCCTGGTGTGCAGTGCGGCCCTGGGCATCAAAGGCCTGGATAAATTTAAGAGGCGCAAGTGAAACAGAACTTTGCACAGTGTCTGCGATGGCTGCTGCATCATGAGGGTGGGTTCGTTGACCATCCTGATGACCCTGGCGGGATGACAAACAAAGGCATCACTGCCAAAACCTATCAGCGTTGGCTGTCAGAAACGATTGATGAGGACGCTGTTGTAACTGAAGAGACTTTGAGAAACATACCTGACAATCATGTGTCTCAAATATACCGCCAGGAATATTGGATAAAGATATCTGGTGACAATCTCCCTGGGGGCCTGGACTGGAGCATTTTTGACTGGGCGGTCAACTCTGGTCCAGGTCGCTCCGCCAGAGCAATACAACGCATACTCAAGGTCAAAGCTGACGGAGACATAGGCCCAAAGACACTGGCCGCAATCAGAGAACATGACGCGGCCAGCTTGATAGATGATATGTATTTTAGGCGACAAGCCTTTTACGAACGGCTAAAGACCTTCCCAACCTTTGGAGCCGGATGGACCCGCCGCAATGATGAGACTAGGGAGCAAGCGCACCAGCTAGCACAGTAGTCTTTATGACTTCAATCATGCGCCTGTTACCTGGCAGGGTTTTGATATATCCCCTGGCCTCAATCTTTTTGACATGAGCGGCAACGCCCCCGATAGATGATACCCCTACCCCGTCAGCAATCTCCGCATAGGTAGGACTGTACCCCTTCTCTACCTGGTAATCCACGATGAAGTCCAGGACATCCTTTTGTCTTTTTGTAAGGCTCATACGTTCATCCACTTCGCTGCAATGGTCAAAGACTTCTGCCTCTCAATCCTGGCTGGCTTTGCTGGCGTTGTCTTTTCTGGCTGCGCCTTGAAGCTACGCATAGGCCAGGACAACTCAAACATTATCTCACCCTTTTCATCCTTGAGAAACGCCTTGTCATGATTGCCCATGCGGTCCATGATTTTAGGCTCAAGCTGTTTAGCCAGGGCTTCAGACGCTTTAGCCGCTCTTTTGGCGTCAAAGTATTGCATGGCCAGTTCAGCTATGGGCTCCAGGTCTACAGCCGGAAGGTGGTCTTCTCCGCGCTCATAAGTCCTGGCAGCGTCCGCGCTGTTCATTGCCGGATACCAGTCAGGCCCGTCCAGGCGTTCATAGAAGTCCTTTGCCGCCTCGACCAGTTGACGCTGCATCTCCTCATCGCGCTCATACACATTGAGGACCAGGCGTGTGCCCTGGTAAAACGTAGCTATAACGCCCCAGGATGCGCCGTAGCACATCATCTGCATCTGTAGCTGCCAGGGGCCACGGTAAGGCGGTGGTGACTCTACAAAGGACGCTGAGGTCAGTTTGCTCTCACATATCCCATTGCCTTCCAGGCTCATGGTGTCCTTGCCATTCATTAGAATCACACTGTCAGACGCCTGGATGTCTCTTGCTTTGTTGTAAAAGATAGCGTCCAGGCTGACAGAGAAGAGGTCTTCATAGTCAAACACCTCTGTGACTTCTTTATTTATTTTTTCAATGCCCAACCGTTCAGCGGCCTTTTCGATTATGTAAGGCTCTAACTCATTGCCGTGGTCAGCAGCTTCAGACCCCGTGAAGGGCTGAACTTTAAAATTACCCTTGCCCTGAGCGTTAAGAATTTTTGCCATTAAATCATTCTGGCTCATGCCATATGTCGGGTGAGACTGCCCCATCAACACAGGGGCAACGTGGCCAGATAACCTGGCATCTGATGTGAGTTTACCAACCATGATTACCGCCCCATCCACTCAATCATATGCTGGTCAAGGCCATCAGAGATTGATATAAAAAAGACAAACACACCAAACGCAATCAGGAGTGCCGCAAACTCAAGAATGAAAGTGAAAATTTCTTTGAGGGAGAACCGTCTCTCATCGTTACTGACTAACCTAGTCTGGTCAGTTGCGTTAATTATGTGGTTCAAGATGTTGTGGTTGCCGACTTTGTAGTGTGAATATATATTATGCGACAAGTTCTTAGGTTTGGTTATTGTAGGTTGTTGTTCTTGCACGAAACTATCCTTTCCTACTAGATTATGCGATAGCCAAACGGTTTCCGCGTCTGACCTACTATATATTGATTTTCTACCTTGCACCACGAAAGTCCTCATCAGGTCGCATAGGATTACTGTATCCCCTATCTGCGTCATGCTTCAGATTGCGGTGACAGGTATAAACGAGACTCCGCATGTAAAACATTTTAGACTGTGTGTTAGTCTCCTGTTTTTGTACATCCTCAAGTTCAGCAACCAGATGTTTGAGATGATAGATGGCATTGTCCAGGTGACTGGACTTGAGTGCAGGGAGCGTTATCCGCACCGCTGACCTTCCGCCCAGAGTCTTCTGATAATGCTCCTCATTTGCCCATCGCTTGGCCCGTGATGTGGCAGACCCTTTATGGATGTCCCACACTTCCCGCGCCATTTGGAGTGACTTCTGAGCATCTGTCATTCTGCCATATCGCGTCATCTTCACCTTCTTGTCTCGTTCTTTACTCATTTTGTTCACCTGAGAATTAAAATCAATATCAACTGGCTACACGTTTAGACGTAAAGTCACTTGACGCTTTTTTGTCATGCGCTCGTTGGTATGAACGCAAAGACACATAGAGGTCAGTGACGGGGTTTCTTGTCAGTGTGTCTATATGAAACTCAACATAGTTCATCACCTTATCGGCTAAGGCTTGACTTGCTTTGTAGCCATTTCCACAAGTTTCAATCCACCCTTCCGCCAGACAGTCATCAACCATCAGTGAGGCGGCTTGTCGTGTGATATGCAACTGTCTTGAAATTACTGCTTTTGTGTAAAGTGACTTGTCATCTTGGTAGGCAAGAAACATCATCCGCGCAAAAGTATTTCTAACAGGTGTCGAGTTAAAGTAACGCTGTATATGATTGTCCATGCGAGTTTGTCTGCCCTGATAGAGTTCAATCTGCCACTTAGCCAAAGCAACTGCATACTCAGATATGATTTTTTGCTCAATGTCGTTCATCTAAACGCCTCACTAAGTTGCGGACCGAACTAAGGGCCCAGGTTGTTTTGCCTCTAAATGTTTTGGCACCTCTGGCCGTCAGGCCGTCTGCCAGCTTCTGTAATGTGTCACACCCATAAGCCCTCAAGTCTTCTATGATAGGGCGCAGTTCTTCTGCCCACTCATCGACTGATGCCTGGGTAGCTGCCCCGCCCTTACGGGCTCCCTTCTCTGGTGCCGGAGACCCTAGCTTTTCTCCCCTTGCCTTCTTTGCGCCCAAGGCTGCTTTGGTCCGCTCAGATATTATCTCCGCCTCATACTCAGCAATATTGGCCATGAGTTGCAAGACAAATTTTGTAGCGGCTGGGTTGTGCATCTGAGGTATGTCACACGCAATGACAGGGACGCCTTGCTCTAACAGCCTGGTCAAAAAGGCCAGGTTACGAGTCAGACGGTCAATCTTTGCGATGATAAGCGTGGCTCCCTCGCGCTTACAATGGTCAAGAGCGGCCTTTAGTTGTTTACGGTGCCTATCAGACCGCTTGCCGCTCTCGTGTTCAGTGTATTCGGCGATGACCTCCCAGTCGCCGCCGTTCAAATGTTGGTCGATGATATCTCGCTGGGCCTCAATACCCAGGCCAGATTGACCCTGGCGTGGGGTTGAAACCCTGAGATATACAACGAACTTGCCGGAGTGCGGTGCCATCACTATGCCTCGACAAACTCAAGGTCAAAGCTGTAGTAGGGTTCGGTATAACCCCAGGGCCCAGTGATTTTGTAACTCGCGCCAATGGCCCATTCATACGGCCCCGCTTCCCAGCTAACCCGCCAGGCCTTGGTCCCGTCCCGTTTGAAGTTTTCTTCTGGAGTCCAGATGGCGACTTCCATCTCAGGCTTCTGCCCCTCAGCCGCAGCCCGTTTACATAAGGCCTTATACAATCCCTTAGCCGCAGCCGCACAGGTCTTATACATTTTTGGGTCATAGTCCAGGCTATCGTGGATTATCTTGCCGCCTGTCATATGGGCTAACTCATCATTATAAAACTGAATACTCATGCTGTCTCCTATTAGTAGTTGTTCTTTATAAACGCTTCGACTTTGTGATATTTTTTTTCTTTAAGAAGCGCGACTAATTCATCATTTTCTAATGCCAGTGCGGGGTGAATACCGTATTTATTACAAATGATTACAAACTGATTCTTAGTCATGCTGTCTCCTTATCAAGGTTGTGGATAATCTCAGCCTCTCCGCCAAAGTCTTTCCATGTAATTGGTGTCCAGGCACCCTCCTCATTTTTGACTTTGATTGAGTCGCCTACCCAAACGCCGATTGCCTCTTTACCGTTGCGGCCAATCAGCTTTACAAATTTCTTTTCACTCATGCTGCTACTCCCAACTCAGCTAATTTTTCTACACACTTGACCTTAGCGAACCCATTGCCTGGGCTTGCCTTATTCCGCTTGAGGGCCTTAAGCATATCTTTCCAATACTTTATAGCCTCAACCTTAGTCATGCTGTCTCCTTATCTACAGTCTTGAACGCTTCCTTGACCTTGGCTTTCTCTTCTGTTGGCAACTCCGCGAACCGCTCAAGCAACTCTTCTAACTTGGCGGTTGGAAACTTGACCATGAAAGCCAGGAACCCTATTGCTGTTGTCATACTTACTCCCTTCACTTCTTATATAGGGTTTCTTCACCTAATTTACAATAGCTAAACGGCACTCTCATACTGTGCCCAGACTTTTTTCTTGTAGGCCTTGTAAGCCTCAAGCGTTACGAACCGCGTTCCGGCGTGGCCCTCATAGACCTCGCCAATGACGTATGGGGTCAAATGCTTGACCCGCCCGTCTTCCATCTCAAGTGTGTATTTGTATTCGTACCACTTGCAGGGCTCGACCTTGGTTATCTTGCCCCAGCCGCTGCGGTTGGCCATGTCGCCCGTGTAATAGATTTCCTGTCCTACTTCGTACATCAAGCAGTCTCCTATTTACTCATCAAGTCATAGACAGCCCAGGTCTCGTACCGCAGACCGTCACCGTTACCCATCGGACCCGCCATGTCCTTGAACTTTGGCGCACCCTCTAATATCTCCCGCTGAACATAGCTGCCATCATCCCGCTTATGCCGCTCGAAATATCCGGCGTGTTCTTTGCCGTGGTAGGCCATGAAAGCCTCTAACTCAGCAACGGTTTTGAATGTCTCGCAGGGTGCATTGCCCAGGCCGACAACCTGGTACTCAGTGGGCGCAGTTGTTGGGGTGGCAACCACCCCGTTTCCAATATAAATTCCTGTCGCCCAGTCGGGCTTTACTTGTGGTGTCTTAGGCATTGGCAGCCTCCTTAATAATTACCGCGATTTTCTGGCCAGGAACGTAGTCAGGAAGGACTAGTTCCAGGGCTTTTTCAGGGTCCTTTGTGTGCATGAAGTACACATCAAAGTTGTTGATGAATGGGGAAAGCATTTTGTCCTGCATCATGATTCCCCTTATCCGCAACGCTCTTTTTTCTGCTTTAGTCATCACTTTCTCCTGTTGTTCATCTCTCTTACACCTTCAATATAAGTGCATTGGAGTTGTATTACAATGGCTAAATGGTACTTTTATACAATTTTTTTTAAAAAGGTGTGAAAATGGACGTACAGCAACAGCAGCTTTACCTCTCTAAATCATTGAGAGAACTGCTTAAATCTGCGGCAAAGAGCCAAAGGCGCAGTGTCTCAAGTTTGGCTGAAGAATTGCTGACAGAGGGTCTTGCCAGGCGTGAAAGTGATTTCAATAGCCATAAGACCCAGCTTGAACATCTAGAAAATATTGCCAAGAGCGTCAGATGACTAGCCGAAACAAGCGGCGGGGCTATGAACTCGAAAAAGAAGTGCAAGATTTCTGGACGAAATTAGGCGTCCCCTGTCACCGCATCCTGGGGTCAGGCGCATTTAAGAATTACTCCGCAGACCTGGCGGGAGACCTCAAACTAAATGGGCTCCTGGTCGAGTGTAAGCGGCGTAAGGGTGGTAGTGGCTTCAAGAGCCTCTACGACTGGTTCGAGCAAGATGAGGCTGATTTATTAGTGGTCAGAGCAGACCGCAAGCCTCGCTTGTACATTATCCCAGAACCCCTGATGGCCATCATGGCTATCAAAATGGGCTGGGTTCAAAAAGAAAACGAGCAAGGAGAAATAGGAAATGCTTGATTTAGATAATGGTTCCGGCGGTGAGTACATCCGCTTCAAGCCTTCAGTAAACGCCTGGTATGTTGACGGGGAAGAGTTCGACCTCAAGGGTATGTCTCTCAATCCTGACTCACTGAAGACAGGCTGGGGCCTTATTCAAGAGGGTGAAGCCCCTCAATGGGTGTGGGACGAACAAGTTGGCGTCAAGGGCCCACGGCCAGACGGTGAATATAAGCGTGGCTTTAGTGTGATGGTTTACATCAAGGACGTAGGCTGGCGCGAGTGGTCATCTAACGGGGCTGGCGTCAACAAGGGCCTCAGCGGTGTCTGGAAGTCTATTCATGATGGCATGAAGGACAATAAGGGCAAGGTTGCGGGACTGAAATACACTGGCTCCACCGCTGACACCAGCGGCAAGGGTGCAACTCGCATCCCAAATTTCGAGTTGGTCAAATGGAATGATATGCCTCAGGCAGATACACCCCCTGCCCCTGAGCCAAAAGAGGCCCAGGAAGATGATGAGCCGTTATTCTAGCCAGTGCCTGGGGTGGGGGGTTTAGGCTCTCCGCCCCTTTTTTTGGGGTGATTATGTCAGAGATTTCACAACATATAGAGACAGTCGCCAAGGCTTTGTTGGGAGAGCCGAACCCGAAACTGTCCAGTTCAAGCGAATTACGCTGGGGAAATCATGGGTCAATGTCAGTAGACCTGGCAAAAGGCACCTGGTTCGACCATGAAAATGATACAGGCGGCGGGGTCATTGACCTTATCCGCAGAGATAATCCTTTAGCAGATATAAATGATGTCCTGGAAGGCCTGGGCATTGAGACCGACAAGCCGCAGCGCAACGGTCATGACACTATCAGGACTTCCCTGGTAGCGACCTATCCTTATGTCAATGAGGACGGCGAGGTTACATATGAGGTGTTACGGTTCGAGCCTAAGACCTTCCGGCAGAGGCGTGTGGTCAATGGCAAAACGACCTGGGGCCTGGGTGATACAGAGCCCCTGCCCTATAAGCTGCCGGACATCATCAGCAATCCAGACAAGCCTGTCCTGGTGGTTGAGGGTGAGAAGGACGCTGATGCGCTAACACACCTGGGTTTTGTTGCGACTTGTAACAGTGGCGGGGCTGGCAAGTGGGCTGAAAGTCTCAACAGATACTTTACAGGGCGTGATATTATTATTCTGCCGGACAATGACCAGGCCGGCGAAAAGCACGTTAAGACTATCCTGGGCAATCTCCAGGGCATAGCCAGGCGCATAAAGGTCGTCAGGTTGCCCGTAGGGGACAAGGGCGATGTTTCTGACTGGTTGCACCAGGGCGGCGATGCAAAAGCCCTCAGGGACCTGATAAAGGCCGCACAAGAGGTAACTGAGCGGGTCACACCCCTGCCCGTCCTTACGCTGGGCGATATTGCACAGCTTCCGCCTGTAGAATGGCTAGTAGAAGGGCTGATGCCGGAGAAAAGCCTGACCATGATGTATGGAGAGCCTGGCTGCGGTAAGACTTTCATTGCCCTGGATATGGCCTTGAGTGTTGCCCATCAGGTGGCTTGGCAGTCACAGACTGTAACAGGTGGCCAGGTTGTATATGTGGCGGGTGAAGGTGTCGGCGGTCTCAAAAAGAGAATAGCTGCCTGGCATATACATAAAGGGTTGAGCCAACAGGCCCCGTTTGTCGTGGTTCCCAGTGCGGTTGACCTATTGGATGAACACAACACGGCTGACCTTCACCTGACTATCCAGGCTGTAGCTGACGGGCCTGTCTCCCTGGTGATATTCGACACACTGGCCAGAAGCATGACAGGCGATGAGAACTCTTCCCAGGATATAGGCCAGGCCATCAGGGCTATGGATGGCGTCAGAGAGGCGTTCAACTGCTGTGTCATGGCTATTCATCACAGTGGCAAGGACAGTGCCAGAGGAGCCAGGGGCAGTTCTGCAATCCTGGGAGCCGTTGACGCATCTATGAAGGTGGAGCGGGTTGGAGAGACAGTCAGCCTGGTTGTAGAGAAGCAAAAGGACGCTGAGATGCTGGACCCAATATGGATGAACACAGTCAGCGTAGAGGTAGAAACTGACGCCCTCGCCTTGGATGTAGAGACAAGCCTGGTCCTAGATAGGACAGACCAGCAGCCAAGCGGCAACACAAGCAAGCTGAGACCAGCGCAGAAAGCTGTCCTGGATGCCCTGACTGAGGCCCTCATCAGACATGGCGGACCATCACCAGGCGGAGAGAACTACCCCAGCAACGTGACTGTGGTCCAGGAGAATTATTGGCGTCAAGTTGCCCTGGCAAAGAGCATATCAACGGGCAATCCTGATGCCGAAAGGAAGGCTTTTAGCCGCGCTGCTGAGGTGCTTGTTCAGAAGAAAATCGTGGCAAAATGGCAGAATCTCGTCTGGAAGTGCAATTAGGCCTGGGACAAAGGAGTGGGACAAAATGTCCGCAATGAAAACAAGAGGTTACGGCAAACGGGACAAGCGTGGGACAAATGTCCGACAGACGGGACGGACAGGACACTCTCTAGAGTCCTGTCCCACTGTCCCAATGTCCGCCGAAACCAGGTTGGTTGTCGAGGCTCATGACATGGTTGCCAGGGAGATGGAATTGAAGTGGGGGGTCGGAAGGTTGCAGCGTCTGGTTGATGATGCGCTGGGTCAGAAGTTCCAGGCTCAACTCGACAAGTTTAATATTGCTCTGGCCAGGAATGATGAAGCTGACATCCGAAAGCATGGGGCTTCTATGAAGAGGGCTTATGATGTCCTGGACAAAGAGGCTGACAGGCTGGGCTGTAAAACGATTGACCCGAATGATTACTGGGAGATGAAACACCCCAGAGCAGAAGGGATTACAGTACGCCTGGTCAGAACCGCTGAAGAGATGCCTGTGATGAAGCCTGACGGCGTGGCTTATGTCTGCGCTGAGGAGATGATTGAGTTTGTGCCGCCTACTGTGTTGATGATTAAAGAGGCTTTCGGTGGTGCCAAAGTAACTGACATGAAACCAAAGGATACAGTGCCAGATGACCCAATCCCCTTCTAAGCCGCCTATCAGGAAATATAGTGTATTGCCAGCAAGAGCCATACAGGATGACGACTTGCACTGGACAACGCTCAGAGTTCTTGGAGCCATATGTCTTTATACCAATGCTTATGGAATAGCCTGGCCCTCAAGGATGACGATTGCCAGGCATATCTCACGCAGTACAAAGACCGTCAGTGTTCATGTGTCCAGGTTGATAAAGGCTGGCTACGTCAGAAAGCTGCACCCCAGAAGCTACCCGCCAAAGATAAAGGCCAAAAACACCTGGCGAACCAACAGATACCAGGTGCTATTCGATGGCGCACAGACAGAGCTGCCAAGTAAGGAGCAATTCTGGGCACCGCGTCCGAAACTGGTGGCTGAGGCACTCGATGAAGATACGCAAGCTGTAACACATACTAGAAGGGAGTCTGAGGGTGGAAATGCTGACTTTAAGATATTGGCACAAGCGTTCGTTTTAGGCGTGGAATTGGCTTCTGGTCAGCGCAGATTGCCAGGACCGAACCAGGATTTCGCCCGTGTCCTGGCAGAACGTGGCGTCAAGGCTGACCAGGTGAAGGCCGCAACCATAGAGATGACAAGGGCTAACCTAAAGCAAGGCCGGACGCCACCGCTTACAATCGAACAGGTCGCACAATGGGCAGCATTATGATAGCCTGGATTTACAAAGGCCAAACGCTGGCATTGCTATTGTATAAGGGGCCCTGCTTTTTGCGTAACATATTGAAATCATTGACAAAGGCACCTTGCCCCCTCCCCGTCCGCGTGTGTATACGGGGGGTTCACTCAAAATTTTGGAGATTTTCATCATGAACAACATTGACCGCTATGTCGAATCCATAGAGTCGGTGGCCGACATCCTCAAGGCGCGGAATCAGAATTACGGGACCCCGTATGCCAATCATGTGGCAACTGCCCAGTTGTGGTCTGTTCTGTTGGGCAAGGACATAGGCCCTGAGCAAGTGGTCATGTGCATGGTTGCTGTGAAACTTAGCCGCCTTATTCATGAGCCCACGCATGATGATTCCTGGGCGGATGTTATTGGCTATGGCGGTATCGGGCGCGGAATAGCTGATATTGAGAAGGATGTGAATGATGCTGTGTCCAAAATGCGAAAGAAGGACTGAGGTTTACGATTCCAGGCAAGCGCGGGGCACGACCAGGCGGGGCCGTGTGTGTACAGGTTGCGGCCATAGGTTCCGCACGATTGAGGTTTTGGAAGCCGCGCCGGAGCGCAAGCCTGTGATTGCGAAGAAGGTGAAGAAGCGCAAAGGACCAGTTCTTGAGCCGGATGTTGTGATTGTGGATTTCAGTGGCATGAGCGATGAGGAGTTAGAGTCAGCAATTTTTGATGGCAGTGTTCGCTTTGATGAGGATGAACTATGAGCAAGAAGATTACGACCCGCCAGGCGCGGAACGCCCTGGTCTTTGGCACTGATGATGAGAAAGAGGCGGTCAAGCATGAACTGTCTACCATTGCGGCTTCAGATATAACTGAGGTGATGTCCTGGGACGAGATGGGCCGTGTGACGCTGAAGGATGCTAAGGATGTGCCATTGCATACCAGGAAGGCGATTAAGAAGGTGAAGGTCACGCCAACCAGGATGGGGAACGCGATTGAGGTGGAGATGCACGATAAGGTCTCAGCTTTGCGGATGTTGGCCAAACATCATGGGTTGTTAGAGCCAGGGCTAGAGAAGTCGGATAGGCCGTCTGTCCTTGGGATTAATCTGCATGGGCCTACAGTTACAGAATATGAGGAAAGAGATGGGTCGGACGAAAGCAGCGAGTGACAGGTCATCCAGGCGGAAGACTGACGCGGATGGGGTCTTTGGTGGGTTAGACCTGGATTTTAGCACCAGCCCTACGGTGTGGAAGTTCTTGGGTGATGATGCTTTCTTTCGGGGATTGATGGGCCCTGTGGGGTCCGGCAAGTCTTATGCCTGTGCGGCTGAGGTTATGCTGAGGGCTGTTAAGCAGCCTGTGTCTCCTAAGGATGGAGTGAGATATAGCAGGGTTGTGGTGGTGCGGAACTCTTATCCTGAGTTGCGGACGACTACTATTAAGACCTGGCTTGAACTCTTCCCAGAAAACATATTTGGACCAATGCGTTGGTCGCCGCCCTTGACCCATCATATTAAGTTGCCAGCCAGGGGAGATGCTGCGGGGATTGACTGTGAGGTTATATTCCTGGCCCTGGACCAGCCTAAGGATGTGCGGAAGCTGTTGTCATTGGAGTTGAGTGGGGCCTGGGTAAACGAGGCTAGAGAGTTGCCCTTGAGTATTGTCCAGGGGCTCACGCATCGCGTGGGGCGTTATCCTACCAAGGCGAATGGTGGTTGCCCCTGGCGCGGGATATGGGCTGACACGAACCCTATGCCAGACGACCACTGGTGGTTTCGGTTGTCTGAGAAGGAGCCTGTGCGCGGAAAGTACAAGTGGAACTTCTACAAGCAGCCGCCTGGTATGCTGGAGAGCCAGGCTGATAATCCTGATGCTTTGCCTGGTGGCGGACGGTTGTGGGCTAACAATCCTAAGGCGGAGAACGTGAAGAACTTGCCTGTTGGATATTATGAACAGCAGCTAGGAGATAAACAGCTTGACTGGATTGAGTGCTATATCGGCGGGAAGTATGTGTATGTTCAAGAGGGCAAGCCTGTCTGGCATGAGTTTGATGACACGATAATGGTTGACCAGGACTTGGGCCTGGACCTTTCCCTTCCCCTTCATGTCGGCCTGGACTTTGGCCTTACCCCTGCGGCTGTGATTGGTCAGCGGTATGCGTCAGGCAAGTGGCATATCCTGGATGAGATTGTCACAGAGGATATGGGGTTAGAGCGGTTCGGCCAGATGCTGCTGTATGAGTTGAACATGAAGTATCCTAAGTTTGAGGTGAAGGTCTGGGGCGACCCTGCGGGTATGAAGCGCGATGAAATCTTTGAGGTAACGGCCTTTGACCATTTGAGAACCATAGGCTTCCAGGCACAGCCTACAGCGTCAAACGACTTCCAGGTGCGGCGTGAAGCGGGTGCCGCTCCTATGTTGCGCCTGGTGGATGGTAAGCCTGGGCTGCGGGTCAATGCCAGGTGTACTAAGCTGAGGAAGGCCCTGGCTGGTGGCTATCACTTCAAGCGTGTGGGTATCTCCGGCGGCAATGATAGATTTAGAGATGCGCCGAATAAGAATGACTCATCCCACGTTGGCGATGCTTATGGCTATCTTCTCCTGGGGGCTGGTGAGCATAGGCGCATGACCAGGGGCTCAAGTCGCAACAACTTTCAACAGGCCGTGGCTAAGACTGATTTCAACATATGGTGACGGCTCAAGATATCGAAACCTGGTGCGGACATAGGTGCGTTGACTTTCACTATGGTCATATTGCGCTGATGGATGTGAAGGACAAAGCCAGGGAGTTAGGGGCCGCCATGCCGGATTATCTGCGCTATATGGAGCGGACAACAGCCGGAACCCCTGCTTTTACAATCATTGACCAGGGAAAAGTGGCCCTGTCCTTTGGCGTGTTTCCCATCTGGCCAGGCCTGGGAGAAGGCTGGATGGTGCCAAGCAATCATATTGATGGCAGAGCGATTGCCTTGATTAAGGGCGCAAGGATTGTTTTCGACAGGATTGGTACTGCTATGCAACTGCGGCGATTGCAGTTCATGGTTCGTTCATCTCACTTACAGGCGACACGTTTTGCTGAAGCGTTGTATTTTGACAAAGAAGCTACTCTCAAGGCCTACGGTCCTGAGGGTGATGATTATCATGTGTATGTGAGGTTTTACGATGGCAGGAGTTTTATCAAGGCCAAAAATGCCTGACACCTCGGCGGCTGAAAAGGCTCAGTCAGAGGCGTTGGAAAAGCAAACAGAAATGCTTAATCAGCAAGAAGCTAGGCTTGATGCTCAAGAGAAGTCGGCACAAGCGACAGCCGCTGCATCAGCCAGGTCACGGCGCAGAGGTCGTGGGGCATTTCGTTTGTTGCTGTCTTCAGCCCGTGGTGGTTCGGCTGCGACAGGCATTAAAGGTTCTGGGACCACATTAGGTGGCTAAGTTCAAGAAAGTCCCAAAGGACAAGAAGTCCGGCGTCCCCAAGAAATATATCTCTGGGTCAAAGAATCCTGACGCCAGGCGCAGAGAAATCCTCAACACAAGGCGGCTGTATAGGGCTGGCAAGCTAACGCCTGCCATGATGGACCGCATATCAAAGGAGCGCGAAAATGCCTAGCTTCAGCGGCATACCAGGTGCCGGAAAGTTCTCTCAGTCCAAACTGATGCAAGTCTACCGCCGTGGGCTGGGTGCCTACTACTCAAGTGGCTCCAGGCCAAAGGTATCAGCTAACGCCTGGGCGATGGGTCGCGTGAAATCTTTTGTCACAGGAAAGGGCGGCGCAAGGAAGGCTGACGCTGATTTACTGAAAGGCAAGTCTGGTGACACTAAAAAAACATCAAAATCCTAAAGGCGGTCTGAACGCTGCGGGTCGGGCGCACTTCAACAGGACAACTGGTTCTAACCTAAAGCCGCCCGTCAGACGCGGAGACAGCCCACGCCGCGCTTCTTTCCTGGCCAGAATGGCTGGCAACAGCGGACCTGAGCGAGACGCAAAGGGAAAGCCGACCAGGTTGCTCCTGAGTCTCCAGGCTTGGGGCGCATCATCAAAGGCAGATGCCAGGCGTAAGTCTGCGGCAATATCAAAGAGATTGAAGGGTAAGAAAAATGGCACAGCTTGAACCCCGCGAGATAATGAAACGGGCTGAAAAAGCCGAAGCCAGGAAGGACCAGTGGCGTACCATCTATGAGGAGTGCTATGAGTTTGCGCTCCCACAACGCAACCTTTACAGCGGCTACTATGAGGGCAAAACTCCAGGGCAAAACAAAATGGCCAGGGTGTTTGACGCTACAGCCGTAAACTCAACACAGCGTTTCGCTAACCGTATCCAGTCTGCCCTCTTCCCGCCTTACCGTAACTGGTGCCGCCTGCAAGCAGGGAATGATGTGCCTGAGGAACGCAAAGAAGAGATTGGTCAGGCCCTGGATATCTATACTGAGAAAATGTTTGACGTTATCCGGCAGACTAACTTTGACCTGGCAATGTCAGAGTTTCTCCTGGATTTATGTGTTGGCACTGCTGTCATGCTGGTTCAGCCAGGCGATGATGATGGCCCTGTCCGCTTTACTGCTGTCCCACAATACCTGGTCAGCCTGGAAGAGGGGCCCTATGGCGTGGTCGATAACGTCTACCGCAAAATGCGGGTCCGCGTGGATGTAATCCAAAGGCAGTGGCCAGATGCCAAGCTGCCAGAAGACCTGGCGCAAAAGGTCCAGGACAAGCCAGATGAAGAGATTGACCTGATTGAGGCGACTGTCTGGTCTGAGAAAATGCAGACCTATTGCTATCACCTGGTCTATTCAAAGGACAAGAAACACGCTGGGGCAGTTGACCTGGTATATCGAACCATGACTGTCAGCCCCTGGATTGTCGCCAGGTATATGAAAGTTTCCGGCGAAGTCTATGGGCGCGGCCCCCTGGTCAGTGCGTTGCCGGATATTAAGACCCTGAATAAGGTGAAAGAACTGGTACTGAAAAACGCCTCTATCGCTGTAGCTGGTGTCTATACAGCCGCAGATGACGGCGTTTTGAACCCGCAAAACATCACCATTGCGCCTGGTGCCATCATTCCTGTGGCCAGGAACGGCGGTCCCCAGGGCGAAAGTATCAAGCCATTGCGCTCTGCTGCGGACTTCAATGTGGGCCAGCTAGTCATCAACGACCTTATCATGGGTATCAAGAAGATGCTTTTGGACGACACCCTTCCCCTGGACACTCAATCAGCCAGGTCAGCTACAGAAATCGTGGAGCGCATGAAGGAGTTGTCACAGAACATGGGTGCCGCCTATGGGCGTCTGATTACAGAATGTATGATGCCCCTGGTGAACCGCATCCTGTTTGTGATGGATGAACAAAACCTGATTGATATGCCGCTGAAAGCGGATGGCAAGGTTGTCAGGGTTATTCCTGTCTCTCCCCTGGCTCAGGCTCAGAACATGGACGACTTACAGAATGTATTGCAGTTCGCTCAGATTGCTCAGACTGCTGGGCCTATGGGTCAGGTCGCTATCAACCAGGATGAGATGCTGGATTATATCATTGAGAAAATGGGCGTCCCTCGCCGCGTTGTTAATAGCGCAGAAGAGCGCGGGGCCGTAGTAGAGCAAATGCAAGCTGCTATGGCGGAGATGAAGGGTCCGGCGAATGAGTGAGGAAATAGATAAGACCTTTGTGCGTTGCTTCTCCACAAAGGACGGCCAGGCAGTTCTGGAATATTTAAGAAACACAACAATAGAACAACCTACCTGGTTCCCAGGGGATGACCCCTCTCATGGCTTTCACCGTGAGGGGCAGAACTCCCTGGTCAGAGATATTGAGAAGCGTATCAAAAGAGGTAGAACCCTATGAGTGAAGAACAACTGGCGGTGAGCGACAACTCGGAAGAGCCGCAAACCGATAACCAGGAGCAACAAACTCTCCTTGATTTACAACCAAAAGAAGAACCAGCCCAGGATACAGAACCAGAGGCCATGCCTCACATCCAGGAAGAAGCGGACGTAGATGAGCCGATTGACTGGGGTGAGAAGCCTGACTGGATACCGTCAAAGTTTTGGTCTGACACTGATGGCCCAGATGTTGAGGGTGTCTTCAAGTCCTATAGTGAAATTGAAGCTAAGATGTCCCAAGGACTTCACAAGGCACCTAAGGACGGGGAATACGCAATGGACATTTTGTCTGATGCTGGCGTTGAACAAGGCGATGAAATGGCGAGCGGCTTTGTTGAACTGGCTAAAAAGCATGGCATTAGCCAGGATGCTTTTAACGAGATTGCGTCCTTCTATTTCAACATTGTTGGAGATGCAGAAGAGATGGCCGCTGTCAGCGTGGCAGATGAAAAAGCAAAGATAGGCCGCAATGCTGACCGCATCATTGGTGAGACTGAGAAGTGGCTCATGAAAATGAGTTCTTCTGGCGTGATTACCCAGCAAGAGACAGAGGCCCTGGCCAATGCCTCAACCAATGGGCACTTCATCACAGCCATGAATAAGATACGCCAGTCTTACAATGAGGCCCCTATCCCGACCATAGATTTACAGGAAGGGGCAACTATGACACGCCAGGAGTTGGATGAGATGGTTGCAGACCCGCGTTATGGTAAGGACATGGCCTTCACCCGCAATGTTGAGCAAGAGTTCATGAAAGCGTTTGGTGAAGCGTAGGGCGTAATACAATGGCCAATAGTAACGGTTGTTAGTTGCACAGTGCCCCTAAGGGGGATATAACTGGTGTAACTGACAACCGTTTTTTTGCGGCCAGTTCTCGCAATACACGGCCCTCATGGACAACCGTAAGCGATGTGAAACCTTGTTTTTAATTTGCGAAGGAGAAAGCAAATGGCTGTTTCTATCAGCAACGCATTTGTGACTTTATTCGACAGTGAGGTGAAGCAAGCCTACCAGGGTCAACGGATACTGGCTGGCTTAACTCGTGAGCGCACTGTTGAGGGTTCAACTGTAAAATTTCCGAAAATCGGTAAGGGCACCGCATCTATTCGCGTGCCTCAAACTGATGTAACTCCAATGTCAGTGACCTATAGCCAGGTCACAGCGACTATGGAAGACTATATTGCCGCAGAATACAGTGACATATTTAATCAAGCTAAAGTAAACTTTCAGGACCGAGCAGAGCTAGTCCAGGTGGTTTCTGGAGCGATTGGACGGCGTATGGACCAGGTTGTAATTGACGCCCTGGTTGCAGCATCCGGCACAAACACTGTGGCAAATTCTGTCGGGGGTTCTAACACGAACCTCAATGTTGCCAAGCTACGGGCAACAAAGAAAGCTATGGACGCCAAAAACGTCCCAGCAGAGGGCCGCTGTATTATTGCACACGCCAACAATATGGATGCTTTGCTTGCTGAAACAGAAGTCACAAGTTCTGATTTCAACAGCGTCAAAGCCTTGGTCACGGGCCAGGTCGCAGACAATACATTCCTCGGCTTTCGGTTTGTCCAAATTGGAGACAGAGATGAGGGTGGTTTGGCCATTGATGGTTCAAATGACCGTATTGTCTATGCTTTCCATAAGGACGCTATGGGCCTGGGTATCGGCATGGGGCAGCAGAGCCGCGTTGATTACATTCCAGAGAAGACATCCTTCCTGGTCGCGTCAATGTTCTCCGCTGGCAGTGTAGCGATTGACCCAGAGGGCATTACAAAAATCACTTGCCGCGAAAGCTAAGGAGACTGAGATATGGCTTATTCAAAAACTGGTCTTCAGCCTATCGGTGGTCAAGGCAAAGCTGGAACTGCACCGCAAATGTGGTCTTACACTTCAGCGGATGCGATAGCTACAGTTAACACTGCTGGTTATTTCAATGACGCCTCTGACCTTCTGAAGGTTGGCGACCTGATGTACATCCATGATTCAAACACACCAACTGGCTCTTTGGTCATTGTGTTGAGCAATGCCTCAGGTGTTGTGGACGTTTCTGACGGTACAACTATCGCTGTTACAGATAGCGACTAACTTCCTCCCCTGGGGCGGGTTTTATCATTTTCCCGCCCTAGCCAACTAAGGAGAGTGGCATGGCCTCAGGTGATACCAAACTGTCTATATGCTCAGACGCTTTGATAATGCTTGGAGCCGCGCCGCTTTCTTCTTTTTCAGAGGGCACAGATAGCGCACAAATTACGGACCGCCTCTATGACGACATCCGCGACAGTACGCTTGGGATGCACCCCTGGACATTCTCATTCAAAAAGACCCAGCTATCCAGGACAACTAGCACTCCTGTCAACGAGTTCCTGTACGAATACCAGTTGCCAGGTGACAGGCTGAACAATGTCAGGGCTGTGTTTGTCAGCGGCACATCTGGCGCAAAGCCCATACGTTATGGCTGGGAAATAATGGGTGACAAGCTGCTATCCTCAGAAGAGAAAATATTTGTGGACTATCAGTTCCCTACGCCAGAAGGTGAAATGCCCACATACTTTGTGCAACTTTTAAAATATATGATGGCCTGGAATATCGCAGAAACTGTGACTGACCAGATAACCAAAGCAGATTATTTTAGAGGGATTGCTATGGGTACACCCTCTGAGAATATGCGTGGCGGCTTTTTCCGCGTTGCGACATCCATAGACAGCCAGAACCGACAGACAGAGGCGATTGAAGACTTCAGTCTGATTTCGGTGCGTGGATGAGCCGAATTGTACAGATACAAACAAACTTTTCTGTCGGTGAGATAGACCCCCTACTCCGCGCCAGGATTGACCTCAAGCAGTATTACTCAGCCTTGCAGACCGCTACAAACGTGGTGATACAGCCTCAGGGCGGGGCGAAGCGCAGAGAGGGCTTGCGGTATCTAACAACCCTGGACTCTGGTGCAGCTAACGGTGTACGCCTGGTTCCTTTCGAGTTCAATACAGATGACAGCTATATGTTCGCCATTACGGCGGGGAAGCTGTATGTATTCCGCGACAAAGTTCTAATCACAGACATAAACGGCACAGGAAACAACTTCCTGGCAATATCAGAAATCACTGCGGCGATGTTACCGCAACTGCGCTTTGCTCAGTCTGCTGATACAATCATTTTTGTGCATGAGGACCTGGAGCCGCTCAAGCTGGTGCGAGGGGCAAACAATTCATCCTGGACTAAATCAACCATCACATTTACTGAGCGGCCATATTACCCATTTACAATATCAACTAGCAGCCCCAGCGCAAACATTACTCCTAGCGCAACAGATGGGAATATAAAAATAACAGCTTCATCCGGCGTTTTTGCGTCAGGCAATGTTCATCAATATATTAATGTCACCAGCAGCTTTGGCCGTTTGCGAGTTGTAGAGTTTGTTTCAAGCACTGTTGTTAACTGCGTGGCTGAAGTGCCGCTTTTCTCTACAGATGTTATAAACTCTGGCGATTGGGAGTTGGAGTCAGGGTATGAAAATGCCTGGTCTAACACCAGAGGCTGGCCTAAATCTGTGACGTTTCATGAGGGTCGCTTATGGCTGGCGGGGTCAAAGTCATTGCCCTCGACAGTCTGGGCCTCAAGGTCTAACGACTTCTTTAACTTTGACAAAGGCGAAGGCCTGGATGATGCAGCTCTAGAGGCTACCATCTCAACGTCTACGCTCAACAGTATCACAGACATTTTCTCTGGTCGTGACTTACAAGTCTTTACCACTGGTGGTGAGTTCTATATCCCACAGGCAAACTTAGAGCCGATAACGCCGTCAAATTTTATTGTGAAGATTGCCACCCGCAATGGCTCTAAGGCTGACGTTCCTATTGTCGGCGTTGATAGCGGCACTCTGTTTATTCAGCGCAAAGGCAAGTCTCTTAACGAACTGGCTTTTACAGACACAGAACTGGCTTACAACACCAGCAACGTATCTATGCTGTCCGGCCACTTGTTTAAAACGCCAGTAGATATGGCCATACGCCGCGCCACTTCTACTGATGAAAGTGACCGCCTGATGATTGTCAACGGCGATGATGGCTCAATGACGGTGTTCAGTTTGCTGCGGTCTCAAGAGGTGACGGCCCCTGCCAGGTTCACAACGAGCGGCGAGTTTGTGGCTGTGGGTGTAGATGTGGATACCATCTATGCTGTGGTTAAGCGGACTGTGAATAACGCGGCGCAATACTTTGTGGAGTATTTTGACAGCAGTTTGCACCTGGATAGCGCAGTGCGGGGCACAGGTTCTGCAAGTTCAACGTCAATGGCTCACCTGGACACAGAGGCTGTAAAGGTCATTCTGGATGGGATTATTCAGCCTGACGTAACAGTTTCAAGCAACACAGCCACTTTCCCCAGGCCAAGTGCGACAGACTTTGAGTTGGGCTTAGGCTACTCCCTTGAAATCAAAACTATGCCCGTAGAGCCGCAAATGCAGTCTGGCTCCTTGCGGGGCTTCAAGAAGCGCATCCTGGAAGTAAACGCAGAACTATTTGAGACCCAGGCTTTGACTGTCAATTCACAGCAAGTGCAGTTCCGGCAGTTCGGTCAGAACAATCTTAATACGGCGGTCCAGAAGTTTACAGGTATTAAAACTGTGGGCCCTCTCCTGGGCTACAATAAAGAAGGTCAAATAACAATAACCCAGAGTGTGCCTCTTGATATGACGGTTCTGGCTCTGGACTACAAAGTGAGTGTGGGGCAGTAGCATGGAAGCAATAGGCGCAATCAACATGGGCAAAGCCCAACAGGATATGTACAATGCTCAGGCAAAGCAAGCAGAGATGCAAGCCAGGAACCAGGTCCTACAGAACCGCGCTGAAGTCCTAAACCACAAGCGGCAGGGAATTGAGGTTCTCAAAAAGATTTCACAAAATTTGGCATCTATTAATGCCAGAGCCGCTGCTGGTTCAATAGACCCCTTCTCTGGGTCTGTCCAGAATCTAGCCATTTACAACTTGGGCAAAGGCGCAACTGATTTTTATACGTCCCGTGAAAACCAAATGATTGGTCAGGCTCAGTCAAGCATCATAGAGGCTGGTGGCTCAATGCAGTCAGCGCAATACCGTATGGCTGGTAAATTAGCCAGGCAACAGGGGTACATCAACGCTATTGGCATTATGAGTGACAAGGCAATACAAGCTGCGGGGCTTGTGGGGGGCTGATGTAATGAGTGAGTTGTTTGAAAGATTAGCAAGTCAGCCGATACGTTCTGTCGGTCCGGCAAATATCCGAAATATAGATTTTGCTGCTGGCCGCGAGGCGGTTCGTACTTCTGAGGCTCTAGTAAGAGCAATGGACCGCATTACTAATTTCGCCTTTGAAAAGGCAAAAGAAACTCAAATTACAGAAGGACAGCAACAGGGAGCAGCCGACCCCAGGAGAGCCCTGGCTGAGTTAGAGGACAAAGACCCTTCAAGCTTTAACTTCAGAGACCAAGCAGCGTTTGGCACAGCAGTAAAGGCCCTCACAGCAGAGGTTGAGGTCGAAGCTAAGAAAGCTATGGGCCTGGAGATGCTAGAGTCACAGAAGCTGGGCGAAACACCAGAGCAACTAGCAGAGCGTCTGGATATGGTGACGCTTGGCTATGCTGATGCTTTGGCCTTGATGGACCCTGCATCTGCCAAGTCGTTGAGCCTTAACCTAGAGAACTACAGGAACTCGCAGTATCTAAACTTCTCTGAAGACCACATCAAGAAGCAGAAGCAGACAACCAGGGCTGAAGGCGCAATTAAGTTAGACATGATGAATGAAAGTCTGGAGAACTTAGCCAGGTCTCAGATAGCTGGTGTTGATGAGTTGATTGAAGAAACTCTAAATAGTCATGATGCTTTTCTTGCTGGGCAAGACTTCAGCGCAGAGGAGATAGCCAGGGAAAGGATTGCCTCAAAGAAGAAAGCTGTAATAGCCAGGTCACGCGGAGAATTTGACCGACTAACCTCGGTTGAGGAAAGGCTAAACTATGCAGAGGCTTTTGAGGAGTCTATTGGTAAGGACGGTGGCCTGGCCCGTGGTATGTCAGATGCAACCGCTCAGACTTTAGCCAAACAATTTAAAACTTTGGCAAATGCTGATAAGACTGCACTGAACTCAGAAATAGCAGTCCTAAGCGCAGATATTAAATTGGATGTTTCTAGTGTTGTGACGGCTGGCGGTGTGCCAGGCGATGGCGTTGTCAAAAAACTCAGAGCCCGTGTCAATGCACTAGAAGAGCAAGGCGGAAACAAAGAAAAGATTGCCGCTCTAAAAGACAGACTGGCCAGGGCTGAGGGAAACATTGAGTATTTCAAGGGCATCCAGGGCTATAACATTGAACAGCTTGCGGCTGAAAAGACCAGGCTAGAGGGCGTCAAAGATACAGCCGCAACGCCGGATGACATACTGCGCTTGAAAGTTGTTAAGTCCCGTCTGTCTCCTATGCTGGCAGAGGCAACGGCACAGAACGCCACCTGGAAGACTGCGGCCACGGCTGTTGGCAAAGGCGTTGACGCCCTTGAGAAGGTCGTCAAGCGGTTCGACCCCATCAGAGATGAGGACCTGGAAGCAGTAACCAACAACATCAATGATATGGAAGAAGCTGGCGCACCGCCTGAGATGATCCAAGCTCTGCGCCAGGATGTGGCCAGGCTCAAGGGAATGTCTGAGTTTTTCAATGATATTGCTGATGATAGTAGCATGACCCTGGAAGATAAGATTGCAGCCCTGGGGCAGAAAGCACAGGAAGGCGGTCTGTCAACAGATGAGAGCGAAATCCTGGACGCGATGGACAAGCGGCTCACTGCTATGAGAACCGCCCTCAAGAGCGACCCAATGTCCTGGGCCAATGGCGCGGGTGTTGTAAGCCTGGAAGTAAATGTTGTTGAGACAATCCTTGCAGGGTCTGACCAGGACGCGATAGAGGCGTCTGTTGCCATGAGAGTCAATCACGCCAACAAGGTCGCGGGTCATTACCAGATACCGCGCAAAATCCTTACACAATCTGAGGCAACTAGCCTGGCTACTGCTTTGGAAGAGGCACCGATTGAAGCACAAGCCGGATTGCTCAAAAGAGTCGTGGATGGCTTTGGCGCAAACGCCCTGGATGCTTTGAGCCAAATATCAAAGGACGCACCAGAACTAGCGCACATCGGCGGCTTGATGGCCTCAGGTGCGTCAGACGATATTATCAATGCGGCGATGCTTGGCAAGGTTATCAAGGCTGGCAAAGAAGATAGAGCCCTGGGCGAGATGACAGACCAACGCGATATGCGGATGGTGATGCTAGAGGGATTAGGTCAAACAGAGGGCATGGTCAAAACTGTAGACCGTCTCAAGTCAGTTGCAGACCTCATCTATCTGGGCCGTGGCGGCAGTACGGGCGCAACCTTTGACCGAAAACTTTATGAACAGGCACTCCAGGAAGCGGCTGGTCAGCGCATGGTCGGGGGTGAGGCTTTCGGCGGAATCACTGAATACAACAGACGCAACATTATCTTGCCAAGCAACATCCGCAATGATGACGGCGTTGATGATGTGTTCGACAATATGAGCAGCGTTGACGATTTAGTTTCATTAGCTGTTACCCAGGATGATAATGGCAACTTGGTAAACTACGACCAGGCTCCTATCGGCGTGGCTAACCAGACAGCAGTCCCATTAAGCGTGATAAAGAAAGCTAACCTTATTTCTGTTGGTGACGGCGTTTATAAGCTGGCCTATGAAGGCAACGTCCTATTTGCGCCAAACAGCCAGCCTTATCTCATCGACCTGAAGAAGGTCAACCAATGAGCATTTTTTATGAGCAATACTACAACACGGGCATAGGTGACACGCCCTTTGCTTATGGCGGTGAAGAGGTTGGCTTTGCTGATGCTCTTAGTCAGGCCTATGATAGTCAGATACGGGGCTCCAATATAGACACCTATGTCGAGTTGATGACTGACGAATTGCAGCCACTGATTGACGCTATCAAGGAGCGTGAGGACCAGACCTTCATCAACCCAGGTCATTACTTTGGCGCATCAGACAGCCAGGGTCACAACGATGGGATGCGTGAATATCGCCTGGGGCAGTTGTTTGACCACCTCAACGCCAACCGTGAACTATACCCAGAGTTTCAAGACCTGACCCGCGAAAGTCTGCATGAGCGCATTACATCAACGGCACTGGAAGCAATAGAGACAGGGCGTGAGTCCGCCCAAAGAGAAACAACACTTGGCTCTGTTGGTGGGTTCATTGGCACTGCTGGCGGCATATTCGCTGATGACGCCTTCCTAGAGCAAATTTTTATGATGGGCCCTGCTGCTTTCACCAGGTCATCTGCAACCCTGGGACAGACCATGATAAGAGAGGCTATCATTGGCGGGGGCATGGAAGCGCAACTACAGGCGGGGGTCATGGAGTGGTATAACTCCCTGGGCCTGGACTACGGCTATGACCAGTTTCTCACAAATGTTGCGGCTGGCCTGGTTATCGGGGCCGCGTTGCCGCCTGTGTTAAAGGGTGGGTCCACGGCTGTTAATTTAACTTTTGACCAGGCAAGGCGCGGTTTTGAGGCGTTCAAAGGTACAAGCATTAAGCCAAAGGATGCTGACCTGGCTATGGACCAGATTGACGACCTTGAGGCGTTGAACAGTCCTGACGCTCCAGAAGT